TTACTTTTCCAATACGGCTGGTTTCTCCACGCTTCTTCGGATATGCTGATAATCTTTTTTTAGTTCTCTAATTTGATTTTCCAAATCAGAGATTCTATTTTTTTGTAACATTATTGTATATTTTCTCTCTTCTGCTAATTCTTCCAATATCTTTATATCGGAAAAAATATTTCCATCATTTTTTTCATCAACTATCATTTCTCCTTCTCCCATAACAAACCATCTCAGACTTAAATCTGGATAATTATCTATAATAATCCTTAGGTTATCTACCCCCAAACTACTCCCTTTATCTAAAAATCCAGTAGAAAAACCTGTTTTTTTATAAAATTTATTTTTACTAATACCCTTATAATCAAGATAGTATATTATTTTCTCCTTATCTGTCATGATTTTTATCTTTAAAAAGAGTGTATTTATTGATAATTATCTTTATATTTGCGTTATCAAATTGATACATACATTTAATATAACAAAGTAATGAAAAAAAGCCGAGAAATAAGAATAGCTCCTGCTATAAAAAAGGAATTAGCCTCTGAATTTAAGGTAAGCTATCAAACTATTGATATGACTATGAAGTACATTTTTAATTCGGAGACTTCAAAAAAAATAAGAAAGCGTGCGAAAGAAAAATTATTAGAAGAAGCTAATAATATCGAAGATTGATAAATTGTAGTATGTTTTTGTAAAGCACCAGAGAGCTTATTTTAAGTTCAGAGCAGATGTATTCTGGTGCTTTTTTATTAAAAAAGAATCAAAATGAATAAATTACCTTGTGTTAGAATTAACATCGCAGCAATGATTGATCGGATAACAAATTCAGATATATCTATCCGTTTATCCATTATAAATAATCTTATACATTATGTAAAGAAAGGAGTAATTCCTCCTGGTGATCTGATTGAATTGGAAAAAGGAATAACTCTTCTAATCACAGAAAGCATTACTTGTCACATTACATCTATAAAAGAAGAAAAGGAACTGTTTTCATTTGCTAAATTCATTAATACGCTCTATTCATTTAAGATGATAAGGAATATGGAGGATATAGTCAGTCGTCTTAATGATCAACTCGTTGAAATATACAATAATAACCTATGAAGAAAAGGCAATACAATGCAGTGTACAGACTTAGAAAGAAAGGCATCATGATAAATACACTTTCTAAGACCATTTTTGCAAAATCAGACATGCAAAACTGTAAAACTATTCGGCTATTAATTCATGAATTTGATTTTGTTCAACAAGTTATATTTTTCTAAAAATGATAAAAAAACTCAAAACGATACTCTTTCGGTTATGTTTGACAAATAAACATTCAATTCTAAACAAACACTGGTAGCATGAGTTTTCCAATAAATCAAGAACAAATATTAGAGGCAACAAATGGTGGATTAGATCTAATTATGAGATTCCTACCACAAGCCCGACTGAAGAAACATTTTAAGATTCGACACGAAGGCACAGAGTCTGCTAATATTTCCCAAAAACAAGGCATCTATTTCGTTAAAGATTGGGGAGATAACTCAGGATTTTACGCAAAATCTAGAAATGGAATTCATGTCTATGCAAAAGAAATGGGGCTTACTTACTTTGAAGCCTTGCTTCAGTTAGGAAAAGAGCTTGGTATCATCACTGAAAATTCTGCACGAGAAAAGAATGTGAGCTTTTGTCAATATTCCGAATTTAAAGGTGAATTAAATGATGAAGGATTTTGTTATGAAACAAAAGAATTTACACCTTATGAGTTAGAAATATTAGGACCTCTGGTTACAGAAGATGTGTGCAAAAAGTACGGCCTGTATTCTTTAAAGTCGTATTCCTGGTTAAAAAAACAAGAAGGGGTGCAGGATGAGCTTTGTAATGTTTATACGGTGGAAAGTTCAGATACATTTCCTGTTTTTGCATTTATCGTGAATACAGGAGGAGAGAAGCCAAGGGTCTATTTAGAAGGGATAGATAAAACCGTAAAAGTGGAGCAACCTGAACCGCCGAGGCAATGGCTAAAAATATACAAGCCAAAATCTATGGATAAGAAATATAGATTTTCCTACCTAGGTAAAAAACCTACTCAACATATTTTCGGTTTAGAAAATGTAAAAAAAACATACAACAAAATACAGCGTATTGCAGATGACAATGTAGATGAAGATGGAGTTCCTCTAAAAATGAAGAAGTTGGATAGAATTATTATCTGTTCAGGTGATAGAGATAGTCTAAATATGGCTTCTACAGGGGAAGTCGTTGTCTGGTTTAATTCGGAAACAGCAGACATTACAGAAAGCCAAATAGGAATGCTTTTCAAGTACGCAGAAGATGTTATTAATGTTCCTGATTTGGATCCTACAGGGTATGAAGCAGGGAAAAAACTAGCTCTAGAGCATATTGAAGTGAAAACTGCATGGCTTCCAGAAAGTCTCTCAAAAACAAAAGATTTCCGTGGAAATCCTAAAAAAGATTTCACAGATTTTATGAAACAAGAAGCCCAGTGGGATGATAAGGAACAGCGTGAACTTCGTCTAAAAGTAAAACGGCTACTAGAACTCGCCCGTCCTGCTAGGTTTTGGACAGTTAAATATAGAACGAACAAAGAAGGGAAAATAACAGATCCTACACCTAGCTATAGTGTAAACTACAAAAACGCTTTTAATTTCCTAAAAATAAACGGGTTCTTTAGGATAAAAGATGATACCAGGAAAGATGGTTTTTATTTTGTTAAACAGACTAAGCATATTATACAAGAGGTTTCTAGTCAAGAAATAAAAGACTTTTTTAACAAATTTCTTGATGAAAAACAAAAAGAAAAAGGATTAAGACTGTTTCCAGATGAGTTATTGAATATGGTTATTGGTTCAGAAGCTGTTTCTGAAAAAAAACTCATTAATTTGGAAAGTAAAGAGTTTGATTTTACTGATTTTACTCCCGATTCACAGTTTTTTTTCTTTGACAAATTTATCTGGAGAGTAACAAAGAATCAGATAGAAAGAATAGATAAAGGCTACAGCCGATATGTGATGGATAAAGATATCATAAATGAAATTATTTTTAGGCAAACCAGGATAGAATTAGACTCTTCTAAACTTACAATAGAGGAACCATTTTTTAAAATCAAAAAAGATGAAAACGCAAATTGGAAGCTGGAGCTTATTCGAAAGGATTGTGATTTCATGAATTATTTCGTGAATGCAAGTAGAGTTTATTGGAAAGATGAATTGAGAACTATAAAGCCTTCTTTTCATAAGGAATATTTAGATGAAAATAAATTCATCATTAATCATCCCACACTTAGTGAAGATCAAATTTATGAACAAGAACTTCATTTTATAAATAAAGTGTTTTGTTTTGGCTACATGTTACATAGATATAAAGACCCTGCAAAAGCATGGTGCCTTTATATCATGGATAATGAAGTGGTAGATGATAATGAATCTCATGGCCGAACGGGAAAATCCATTTTCTCCAGTCATGCTTTACGATTATTTATGAATTCTAAATATTTAGGAGCTAGAAAGAAAGGATTACTAGATAGCGAATTCCTATACGATGGGATTACTGAACAGACAGATTATGTATTATTTGATGATGCGGATAAACGATTTCAATTTCAACAATTGTTTACAGACATCACCGGAGATCTTAATGTTAATCCCAAAAACCAAAATGCTTACCTGATTCCATTTCATGTATCTCCTAAATTCTGCATATCAACAAACTATGCTCCATTTGGATTAGATTCTTCTACTCGAGGGCGTATTTTATTTATGGCTTTTTCAAACTGGTATCACGGAGAAATAGAGGGATTTATAGAAAGAAGTCCTATGGATGACTTTAATAAAAGGTTCTTCACAGATTGGGATACTGCACAATGGAATTTGTTTTTAAATTTTTCCATGCAATGCCTTCAGTTTTACCTTTCTGTAAATGAAAAGATAGGGGCACCTGAAGGAAATATTAGAAAGAGGAATTTAATTGCGGAAATAGGAATCCTATTTTTAGAGTGGGCGGAAGATTATTTTCAAGGAGATAATATTAATAATGAAATATGCCGAAGAATAGCCTACGAAAAGCTGAAGAATTACAATCATCAGACAAGTAAGATATCTTCTACAGCGTTTAAGAAAAAAGTAGAACAATTCTGCGAATTGAAAGGATATATTTTTAATCCAACCGACAGAATTACGGATAAAAACAATGGGAGAATAATGAAATGGTTCGAAGGCAAATCTGAAGAACATTTTTTCATAGAAATTCCCAAAGAAGCCACTTCAATTGATAATGAAACCGATGAACTCTATGACTGATATATTCAGAAATAAAGATGAAATGCGGGAAATGTTTCCAGCTTTTTCTCTACACTGCTCATTAATGAACATTGACATAGTTGGAATCTGGATTTTAAAAACGGGTCAAGCTTTAACTATATTATATCGTCAAGGGGTAAAAATAGGTTTTACCTATGAGATGGAAGGAATCTCTGAAGATAAGCAACTTAGAATATACAAAGATGTCCCAAATCTTCTATGCGACTTAAAAACCTGGGAAGAAAAGCTAGAGGGCAAAGTGCAGGTAATTCGGCCACGACTTGAACATTTTGTTTGGGTAAAAGACCGGCAACTCTCTATTTTAAGAGAGGTTAGATATTGGATGAAAAGCAGACAGCTTCGAAAAAAATGGAAAAAAAGAAATCTGAAGTAATGAAGATAATTAACAGGGAAAATAAATGTTGGATAATGAAAACAGAAATATAAACCAATCTCTTAGAATTTACTATATCCTCCCGAAGTACGGGAGGATTTTTTTATCCTTTAAAGAAATCCTATCTCACTGAAATTACAACTTCACCCATAATACCTTCGCTGGGCGTGGCAAACGGCTTTACTCCCTCCCTTGCACCCTCATAAAAATTGTAAAAAAATTGTAAGACTGTAAGGAATTATCAGAAATATCAGATTTGTAATAATTTATATCATTACAAAATTTTATTTCTTTTTGTAAGAATAAAAATAATCTTACAAAAAAAATGTAAGGAAAAACAGCCTTACAAAATCCTTACAATGTATTTTTAGCAGCCTTACAAAATAAAAAATTATATTAACAATTTGATTGACAATAAATTAAACACCTCCTTACAACCTTACAAAAAAAATCCCTACTTTTTATAAATTTTAGATAGATTTATTTTAATTTTCATATCAAATAACACTCTGATTATTCGTTAATTATGACTTAAAATTTGTAAATTTGTTGTAAATATTTCTATATGAAAAATAGGTCAGAATATGTCTGCGAAATAAAACTTGTTCCAAGAGATTTACTCTATTCAGGTGTCCAAGATGGGGAAATCATGAGCATTGCGAAAGAATTAGTATCAGAATATTTTACTCCTGGCACCGCTTCTTTTGGAGAAGAAATAAAAGATTCTTCTTCGGGGAGATTCCGTGAAATGAGTTTTAAGTATATGTTTCCTGGTAAGATTCAACAAAAGAAAGAACTACAAATAAGAAATGCTGCAGCAGTAATTATTACTACAAATGGAGGGGACAAAATTGTACTCCATCGGAACGATTTTTTTTGTAATACTCCTTTAAAATGGGAAATAGATTCTGATTTGCAAAAAACACAAGTAAAGACTACGATAAAAATGACATATTAAATGATACAACTTTATCCTATTGAAGTGCCAGGCTATCTTATCCCTTTTATTACCAATGAAATGGGAGGTGGAAAGGTACTACATCAATCGGAAGAGTTTGCTCAGATAAAAGTAGATCCTAAATCTATACTGGGAATGTTCCTTAGAAGAAGGATTCGTCCAGATTATAAGATTAAACACTATTATCTTACTGTATATTCTAAAAATATAGGCTCTCAAAAAACATCATCTTTGGAAGTAATGGAGTTTCAAACAGATGCTCAGTTTAGAATTGATTTGTCTTTTGAAGAACTAGAAGCATTTTATAAATTTTTAGACTCGGCATTTCGTTGTTCTTTTTACTTTTTCGTTAAAGGCTATTGTTTTGGTTCAGAGTCTAGTAAGAAAATAAAAGAAGCCATATGGTGCTTCATTGAGCAGTATAACTTGTTAGAATATGGTTATAATGAAAATCAATTAAGGGAAAGATTTTTCCGATATAGAAAAAACGGAGGTTTGTATAAATTTTTTAATCACGAAAGGTTGAGTGATTATTTTTTTGGTGAAAAATAGACTAACACGGATTTACTCCGTGAGAAAATATTTTTGCTGAAAAAATTATAAATGTCTAATTTTCGACTCAATGCAAAGAAACCAGCCAATAATGCGGGACTTCCTACAGCTAAGACAGAACTTTATCTACTTTATGTAGAGGATATTATTTCTATGCCAGAGGTGAATGAAAAAGGAATACTTACCACCTCTGATATTATTATAAAAGATGGTAGAAGGTTTCATATACTCTATCAGACTCCTTCTTCACAAGTTCATACCCGTACCATAGAAGGAGATACAGATTCCAGAGGTTTTAAGAAAAAACTAACAGGCTCCTATCCCGGAGATGATCTAGAAATCAACGAATTTGTAAAACAAAATATTAATCAAGGTTTTGTAATCTTGGTTAAATCTTGCAATTCTAATGTAAAAAAAATATATGGTTCTAAGTGCAATCCTTTGTACTATACTGGTACTTTTACAGATGACAATGATAGAAAAGGCTATGAGCTTACTTTTGAGCAAGAGTTTGCAGATGATACTCCTGTGCTATTCTATACTGGAAATGTATTAGTAGATGAAGATGCTCTTTCTCCTACTAATCCAGAATTTTCATCATTGTTTGTAAAATTAGATGCTTCCAATATTACAGAAGAAAACAGAGAAGCACTAAGAGAGAGGCTTGGTATCGGGGATGTACTTCCAAATGTCGCTACCATTGATTTAGGCGAGGAAACAGGAAACGCTTACACGAAAGAACAGATAGGAAAAATCATGAGGACTAAAGTAGATATTCCATCGAATGGTCCTTCTCCTGATGTTTTAGGATTTCAAAGGAGAAAATTCTTAGTGGGTTATGAAGAAGAATTAAATGAAGTTCCAGGGCAAGAAGAGCCGCATTATAATGCGGTGCGGTTTAGTTTAGAAAGTATTGGTAAGAATTTGGGAAACTCCAATTTAAAAATTACGAAAGGGCAAATCCGTGAACTGGATGTTACGGGTGCGAAATTGAGGATTAAAGGTTTGGAGGACAAGTCTGCGGACGCTTCTTTTAATAAAATGAAAGTCCAGAATGAACTGGGAGAAGAGGCGGTAAGTAATGGCAAACAAATCTTTATGAATATCCCAAGTGAAATGAATGGTTCTGAAAAGCAAAATTTTATTAATAATCTTTACAGCGGGTTAAAAAGCTCAGGAAATCAGAATATACAGATTCACGAAATAGTAGATGTTTTTATCGTAAAGCAAAATTTTACACAATATTTAAGAGTAACGGGGTCTAATTTAAATTTTACTCCAAACTCTGTATCTGTGTATGTCGTTAATGTTAATAATGGTCAGGAACACCCGTGTAATTTCTCTATTATTGATGCTAATTTGATAGCTTTAGATATTGCGGAATCTATCCCATTAGGTGAATATAAGGTAAAGATAGTAACTACTGAGGCTATAGTAATAGAATCTACCATGAGCTTTGAAATAGTTCAGAATATTGGTACACATGAGATAAATGTGAATACTATTACTTGGAACGAAGTAAGGCATGCCCAACTATCATCAGACCCATTAATTTATGAAGCTGGTGCCAATGGAGGGGTTATACATTGTAACCAATATAAGGGGTTTAGCGGTAACCCCATGACGACAGCGGGAATACCTATCCAAACATTCAAGTCTAACCCTATTCCTAACCTTACCATGAATGATGACTTTGTGATTCAAGGGCAATTCGTTGTTCATAATAATGTAGGAGGTTTACCACAAGGTGCAGTAGCAGATTTATTCGGTATCAGTACTGATGGCTTAACGCTCTCTCTTAACGCTCTACCTACACATTTCGTTCAAATAATTTCGAGTGCCAATAATATGAAGTCGGTAAGTTCATCAATAGGACATAGTTTCGTATTTAATTTTCAATACGGACATGAATGCGTAATGACTTTTGAAATGATTAAGAAAGGTAATCAATTAATTATAAGAATGTTTGTAAGCGTTTCCCAAGCTAATGTGCCTGCTAGAACTTACTCAGCTACCAAGGTAGGAAGTGTAACACCAAATTCAGAGGCGGTGAGATTGTTAGCTAATTTTAAGAATAATCTCCGTGTTGGAACTAATATAAACGAAAGAAGCGTAAGAACAGTAACTGTAAATAGAATTTTTAAAATATAAATAATGAATATACATTTAGAAATACCAACACAATTGCAAACTGTATTGCAACAAATTGACGAAATGCCACTCTATTTGGCAGAACTTCCAGTGGAGGAACATCCCAAACTTCCACAGTTTAACAGGTTTATTCAAGTGAAAGGAATTGAGGCAAAAGGAGATTATGAATTTGTGCACTTCCTTTATGCTCAAGTACTTAAAGATAAAGAGACGGGAGAAGTGATAAATATCCCACTGCCCAATCCTGATTGGGTGGTGAACGGAGAAACCTGGAGCTATTTCAGAGGGCAAGATGGAGAACCAGTGGAACTTCCAATAAAGGAGGAATTTAGACAAAGCAATGAAGAAAACGAGATGCTTACTACGGACAAAGTGAAAGTACCGAGTTACCGCTATATGCTTTGGTTAATGAAGTATCAGAATGCTAAGTTTTTGGAACTCATCCAGAATTACACCAAGGATTTTGTAAGAGCTAAAATTGAAGAACTGAATGCGTTATGAGAGTGTTATTTAATTTATTTGTGAATTTGTTATTGTTCCTGATTGCTCCAGTACTGGAGCTGGTTCTGATGCCTGTGAATGTAGCAGTAGTTTTTATTAAAGATTGGCAAAAGAGAGGTTTTAAATCCGCTTTAAAAGGGATTTCAAACTATTTTAAAGAGAGTGCTATCCGTAAGGATGTTTATCTCTGCAGTGAGTACAGAACGCTTTGGAACTGCACACTGAGAACCCGAGAGGGGAAGAGAATAGGAGTAAATAATAGGACATTGTCGGCGGACCTTGGCGAACAGGATTTTGAAGGCACGATGTCTAGAACAGGTGCAGTCCTCAACTTGATTCTTTTTCTGATAGAGAGAAATCACTCAAGGAAAGCGTATGGGAAGTGAGGCAATTCAAATTTAATTAAATGCGAGAGTTTATTACAAATAATTTGATGTTGATACATACAGGCACTGTAGGGCAAAAAATTACAGGAGTTTTTATGTTATCATTTTTTCCTGCCATAGGAGTTTCATTAATGGAAAAATTTACCGCATGGTATATTGATAATCATATATTTATTGCAATGCTTATCGGTGCTATCATTGCGGATTTAGTAGCAGGTGTTTGGAAACATTTAATTCTACATACTTTTTCATTCAAAAATTTGCTCACAGGATTCATTGAAAAAGCAGGGATAATTGTTTTGGCATACTTCCTATCCGAAAGTTTAGTACAAATTATAAGTGATGCTGAACTGGGAAGCATCTATTTTAAAGTAATTTGTAAACTCATGATTTTCTCTTATCCGGCGGGAAACGCTTTTGTTAATATGGGAATTATTACCGATGGGAAATTTCCGCCTATTGTTTTTTTAAACAAGTTTGAAAAATTTAATAAAACATTAGATATCAACATTTTTAAAAATAAAAACAATGAAAAAAATAATCCTACTCATTTTCCTGATGATACTAGCAGCTTGCCAAAGCAGGAAAAAAACGATGAAAATACAGCAATCTGAAAAGGCTGAAATTATTAAAAGTGATAGTTTACAAAATCTAGAATCTTTGAAGATTGAGGCTAAAAGCGTTGTGGATAATCTCAGAGTAAAACAAATGGATAGGAGTAGTGATTCTGAAATTAATATCATAGGAAAAACCGATAGTCTAAATAATTTTAAGTTTCACAATATAGTGAATGGAGATACTTTACAAAGTATCATCATTCAAGGGAATTCAACATTTAGGATAAAATCTAAATCAACTGATAAATCTATACTTCATACTACTGAAAATTCAGAGTCCTATGATAATATTATACAAGAAGTTGCTAGGAAATCTGTTGCTAAAAAAACAATAAAAGGAGTATCTGAAACAGTGATAGAAAAATCTAAACAAGTTAATAGAAATGGGCTGTCTTTCGGTGGATGGGCTACTTTTATCATCGTAAGTATTGTTATTATATGCTTCATAGTAGGATTTTATTATTTGAAATATTGGCTTAAGTTTTAGCCCACATCCCTAATAATTGATATTAAACTTGAATACAAATGAAAACTACACAGCAGTTTATTGCCAAATATGGGCTTCCCAGTGAAAAACCTAATTATTTGGTTACAATAGAATTACCCTATCCTATGCGTTTGGCTTGGGATAAAGAGCGATTAGTGAATAAAATTACTTGTCATAAAGCTATTTCAGTAGCTTTACTCAATGTTTTCAATGATTTATTGAAACATTATGGTTTTGATAAAATTAAAGAATTAGGCATAGATCTTTATGGAGGATGCTATAGTTTTCGTAAAATGAGAGGTGGTAATTCCTATTCTAAACACGCTTGGGGTATGGCAATAGATCTTGATCCTGAAAGAAACAAATTGAAAGAAACTAGTAAAACTGCTCGCTTTGCCAGACCAGAATATAAACCTATGATTGATATATTCTATAAATATGGATTCGTGAGTTTAGGGAGAGAAAAAAACTATGATTGGATGCATTTTGAGTGGGCTAGATTTTAAAAATTATTTTTTGAAATAGACTAGCATCACCCCAGTTCATATCCCTATAATTTTGCGATATGAATGGTTTATTCTCAGAAATATTAAGAGGTTCTTGGCTTATTGATATGCCAAATGTGTCTTTATACAAAGCATTAGCAATTTCATTACTATCAGGAAATACACAAGAAAAACAGCTAAAACCCTTTGCCTATGAAGTCCTATCTCAAGAAGAATATTCATCTTCTGGAGATATACAAAAAGTTAATCAAGTAGCCGTTATTTCAATGATTAATGAAATGACAAAATATGGCGGTGCTTGTACTTATGGTGCGGTAGATTTTGTCTCTAAAATTCGTGAAGCCAATAGCAATGATGACATCAAGGGAATTATTATTTTCCTTGATGGTCCTGGAGGGAATGCTGATTCCATTCCTTTATTCCAATCTCTAAAATCAGAAATGAAAAAACCTGTCGTAGCATTGGTGGATAGGGCTTGTTCCTTACATTATTGGATTGCCTGCATACTGGCAGATCATATTATGTTAGGGAATGATTTTCAGGCTGAATGTGGATCCATAGGTGCTATGATTATGTTTTCCAAGCCAAAAGAAGAGATTATTATTATTCGTCCACCGGAATCTAAAGATAAAAATCAAGGAATTGTAAATGCCCTAGAAGGAGATTATAAAATATTAGAAGATAAATTGTCTATTCTTTCTCAACGATTTATAAAGGAAGTAACGGAAGCTCGTCCGAATATTAAAGATGAAGCCTTACATGGCAAAACTTTCCTCGGGAAAGAAGCTATTGATATGGGATTGGCAGATAGCATAGGAGACATAAACAAAGCCTATGAATTAGTCTTGATTAAATCAGAACTATCAAAACTATAATTTTAAATATATGAAATACAGAAAGATGCTGGCAAAACTTTTGGGTAAAGTTTTTGCTGAAAAAGACAACTCTGTTCATCTTACAGAAGATGACAAGCAAAGTCTAAAGGTGCTATTGGGCGAAACTGATGCAGCTCTACTTATAGAGCAAGTAAATGCTGAACTTTCAGAAGTAAAGACGGCTAAACAAGAACTGGAGGGACTAAAAAAATCTCTTCAGGAAAAAGCAAAAGAATCTGATGAAAAAACGGCTGAACTCGAAGCGTTAACATCCAAAATTGAAATACTCATTAAACAAAATAAAGATTTGGATGAGAAAGTAACAAAACTTTCTAATGAGCCTGAAACTGCAATTCCTGTTCTTCATCAAATGGGAAATGTAGATGTTTTCGCCAAAAAAGTTTTCGTAGAGAACGGGCAACTATATGGACTTCAGGGAAAACTATGGAGTACCGAAGCTCCCTGGAACGCCAAGGCAGCTGAAGGGGCAAGAGGGTCTACTACAGATTTTAGAAGCTCTGTGGTCATCGAAAGAATGAATAATGATTTTCTTGACTATGTAAGATCTTATCCTGAAGAAATCCGTTCTATTTTCTCTAACTATTTCAATCTTCCAGAGCATTGGCAGGTAATTTCTGGTGTGCTGACAGAACAAATCACAGCCTCTGTATCTGTGGGTACAGTTACACAAGCTAGAAAAGCAAGATGGGCACCCAAAGGAGATATTGTATTCAAAGCAGAATCAAGAAAGGTATATCCAACTCAGATCGATTTGCAATTTAATTACTATGAATTGCAAAAAATTGAAACGAACTGGCTCAATGGATTCAATAGAGAAGGTTCTCAAGCCTACAAAATGTCATTTATTTCGTATCTATTAGTAGAGTTCTTGAAGAAAGCAAGGATAGAAGATGCTGATGTTTTAATTCGTGGAATTTATGTAGAAGTTCCTGAAGATAGAGAGAAAGACAAGCCAGGGCATTATCTTCATAGAGGTAATGGGCTTCTAAAAATCACCTTTGATGCTAAACTAGAAAATAAAATTCGTCCGTTCAATATCGGAATGAAGTGGACTTTTGCCAATTCTGTGGATTATATTGACGAATTTATAAAACAAATTCCTGATGTGGTGCGTTCTTCCGAACCGTTACAAATGCTTATTTCTCCATCTAAACTATTAGATTATAAGAGAAGAAGTGAACAGCTTTTTGGAGGTAACTCTGATTATAAGGGGTATCCAGAAACTCCGAAAGATTATCCTAATATCAAATTTGTTCCATTACAATGGTTTGAAGGTACAGATGTTATCATCGTTACTACAATGGATAATATTGATATATTAGAATTCAAGCCAGAGGAAAAATCTTTACTTACAATAGAGAAATTCCTCCGAGATGTGTATGTATTTGGAGACTATCGTATAGGTATTGGATATAAACATATAGGACTAGCAACTGTGGAAGGAGATCCGTTGGCGTTGGTAAAGCAAATCGTATGGGTAAATAATGAACCTTTATTTTCTTTCAATTTCTTTGCTACTTCCTATGATGATAAAACGGGTATTTTAAAGGTAAATCACAATAGGATAAAGCCTGATGTAGATTTTTCTACGGACATCAAAGAGATTACAGGAGATGTAGGAAGTATTCTTGTGATCAGAGGAGATGTATCTATGCCTTCAGATGTTAAAATCAAGCATAGCACTAAAATAGCTCTAGAAGGGAATAAAGACTTTAAGCTGAAAGAAGGTGGAGATCTTACACTTATTAAGCTTTCTGATGGAACATACAAAGAAGTATCTCGTACAAGTTCTCCGGCATTAGAGCCTACATACAAAGAGTTTAGTACCAATGCTCTAGAGTACAAAGCTGATCAGTATGTGTATTCTGGTGAAGAAGCAACATTAACCAAAATAGATGGAGGTTCCGAAGGTAATAGACTTAGAATTACAGGTGGAGAAAACGGCACACTTACAATTGAAAACGTGTCTGGAAACATCAAAGTAAATAGCCAAGCTGCCTTATCAGATGCTTCTAAGTTTGTAGATTTCATTTATGTAAACAATATTTGGACAGAGATTGACAGAGGTTAATAATTAGATAGGTTAGTAATTTTTAATAAATAATAAAAACATGATTAGACATCTAAGAAAGCAAAAATCTGATGCAGGCTTACCTACTCCTAAAAGAGGTGAAGCTATTTTAGCACTTAACAAAGAAATTTTATCATGGCCTGCAGTAGGTTCAGATGAAGTTACTTATGAAGGAAATTTGGTATTCGTTCCTGGTGCTACATTTTTCAAAGTGTACATGACTCCTACTACACAGGCCGCCACTTCTGAATCAGGCGGAAATCCTGATGGTATGGGAAGTAAGAATAAATTTGTTGGGGAACATCCTGGTACAGAAAAAGAGGCAATGTCTTTCCTAAAAAAATATGCCAATGAAGGATTCATTGTTTTCTATGGCGGGTGCGGAACTAACGAATTTAAGGTAATGGGAAGCCAGTGCCATCCTATGAAGCTCTCTGCAGCTACTAAGGATGATAAGGATGGAAATATTACCACACTTACTTTCGAACAAGAAGTACTCAATTCTGACAGAGTAATGTTTTACAATGGTTCTGTAGATTTTGCTCAGCCTCATAAGGCTACAGGTAATAGTTTGGGTATATTGAAGGCAAATGGTAATATCATTCAGCTACCAAGTACCAATACTACTGCAGACATCAGTATTACTTCTTCTGATTTTACTGATGGAGAAATTGTGAGTTTCATTGGTGGAGGCGGTACAGATCCGCTGAAGTTTAAAAATAAACCTTCAGGGACTGTAGCTGTTCTCACAAAAGAAGCGGCAGACTGGGTTGCTATAGAAAATGCAATTATAGACTTCCGTGTGGTAAAGGCCGATAAAACCTACCTAGTAGAAATAGGGAGAAGGTAAGTGATATGGTAAAGCTATAGGCAGTAGGATTTTAGCTTACTGCCTATTTGTTTGTGATATAATTAATGGCTACTATGGAAAAAGAAATTAATGTGTATGATGCTTTAGAGCTAATGAGAAAGTTATCAAAAGAGAACTTTCCATTTGCAATTACCTTCGCTTCTTGTAACAAAAGTAAAAAGGTATCAAATGGATTTGTGGTAATGGAAAAAGTTATTTTAGGCAAAGGCTATAGAGATGATCAGAGCAAATATGCTAAAGACTTAATTACCATAGAGAATGCAGATACTGGAGAAGTAAAACATTTTTGGCTTCCACTATTGCTCTGTGTCAATAATTTGAAAATCACTCATGATAGAATAAGAAAATGATAGAATTTGTAGACAAAAATAATGCGTTATCCATCAGCGAAACAGCCTCTTTTACTTTTGAAGTGATTGATAAAAAAAGAGAAGAGCACAAACCTTGGTCTCCGCTGGATGTATTCAATAGTCGCCCATTTTCTAGCCAATACGGAGAATGGAATGTTTTTCCGTATGGTAATAATAATGAACTACCTATTGTTATCAGAGACATTATTTACTCTAACTCTATCGCTCCTGGTATTCTTAATAAAAAAACAGGTTTGCACTGGGGACAAGGACCTAAATTATATGAAGAAAAATTTATAGACGGAAGGCTTACTCGGTATTATAAAGACGATGCCGAAGTACAGCAATGGCTAGATTCATGGGGATATGAAAAATATCTAATGAAATGTCTTACAGACTTTTCTCATATAGAATCTTGCTATACGAAAGTAGTTTTAAAAAAAGGATGGAGGATAGGTTCTGTACAGCAAATAAGTCATTTAGAACATATTGTTCCGTATAAACCTGTAGTGGTGGGAAAAAAACACACGCCTACACATATACTGCTTCATAAACAAGATGATCCTCAATATTATGAAGTTTATCCTATGTTTGACGAATCTCATCCGTTCAAATCAGGTATCAGTATTAAATATTCTAATCTCTATACATTTTGTTCAGATTTCTTTTCGATTCCTCATATTTTGGGATCTATTCCGTGGATTATTCAATCGAGTAATGTTCCAAAATTTTTGGCTGCTCTTAGCCGTAATTCTGTAAATGTGAAGTATCATATTACTTCTCCTTCGGAATACTGGGATAAAAAAAGGGAGCAATTAAAAGATGAGTGTACAGATAAAAACATCAATTATGATGAAAAAATGCTCTTAAAATTTAAACGCAAAATTTTAAAAGAAATTCAGAAGGTTTTATCTGGTATAGAGAATGCGGGTAAATTCTGGCACTCGGAACAAACACTGGTGGTAGAGGGGATGAATTTGATGGAAGTAGGCTGGAAGATAATGCCCATTGATCAAAAAATGAGAGATACGGTGCAATCTCAAATAGACATAGCAAATAAAGCGGATCAATCTGTAGCTACAGGTATAGGAATTCATTCTTCATTGGGAAACCTTACTCAAGGTGGAAAATCTGATAGTGGTTCTGAGCAATATTACGCTCTGAACAATTATCTTCAGACGGGAATTGACATGCCTGAATCGGTAGTGATGGAAGTGATCAATGCCGCTCTAAGGATTAATTTCCCTCATAAAAGGCTTAAGATGGGATTCTATCATATTGCTCCTAAAAGACAGGAGGAAATGTCTGAAGGAGATAGAGTGAAATTAGCATAAGTTAATTAGATAGTTTGAATCTAGGAAATTTTAATTTTTAATATTATGGAAAATAACAATTTGCCTCCTCGTGGGTGTAGATTTTTAGCAGTATTATTCTTTATTTCTTTTATACTGTGTGCGTTTTATGGATTTTTCAAGGTATGTGCCTTAATTTTTAGCTTGATATGAATTTATTATTTAGCCAAGAAAACTTTTCTTCCGAGTTTAAAAATCTGCTCGGTTTTGTAGATGCTGATTTGAAATTTAATCGCTTGAAATCTGCTTTAAAGTCAGCTACTGAAGAGATAATAGAACTCATCGGAAGAAAACAATATGAATTATTACTGCATGAGGTAAATGATTTATCTAGTAATCATAGAGAATACATCGATCTGATAAAGTATGCCATTGCCCTCAAAGCATACATTATATATGCTCCAGTAGCAGATCTTGCCGTTACCAATAATGGGCGGTTAATGAGAAGGGATGAGCATAATGTTTCTGCATTTCAATGGCAAATAGAAGCCAATAATGAAGGCTTGGAGAGACTCTATTATCGGCATTTGGATACATTACTCAGCTATATGGTGGCTAATGATATAGAAATTAATCAAGAGAAATATCGATATTCTCATTTAGTGATTCCCAATCTGGCTACTTTTGAAAATTATTTTAATATAGAAGGTTCTCACTATCTTTACCTTAGGCTTATTCCTGCTCTTAGAGAATTTGAACAAAATGAAATTCTTCCCAGGTTAGGAACAGAATTAATGCAGAATAAACAGAGACAAATAGAAATTGGAATTTTTTCTAATATTCAGAATGCTGCTGTATGCTATGCTATGGCCTGGGGAATTAGAAGATTAAATGTTCAATTATTCCCAAAAGGAGTTTTACAAACTACACAGACTACTAGCCAGGGAACAAACAAAAAACAAACTGCTAGATTAGAGTATTGGGAAACTGCCAAAATCTTTGAAGATGATTGTGCTAAATATCTTCTTAAAGTGGAAAAAATAATAGATGCTACTACAAAGATAAATACTAAAAATAAAGCCCTGAAATTACCAGATTTAGGCTTTTGCCAAGAAGATGGTTTTGTAGATGTCTGATATTGCCAATTACTTAAACTCTTAACTAAAAATGATTTATTTAAACATTCCTGAAAGAAATAAAACGCTCTATATGCCAGAACATCTGGCAGAATGCGATGAAAGACAATATGCCGATATGGCAAAATTGCTCTATATGTACGGTTGTGGTGATATTTCTTATCTTGATTTTCGAGTGCTAGCTGTCTATGCTTTGCTGAACTTAAAAGCTGATAAAGAAAATGCAAATAGGGAACAAAACAAATGGGAAAATGTATATCAGCTCTCTGAGTACATAGATCATTTTTTTGAAAAAGAAAAGGTAGATGGTGAAGAAAAATTAAAAATAAAGTGTAATTTCATTCATAATCATTTACCAAAGCTTAGATTATTCAAGACTTATTTTGGACCAGAAGATGGCTTCCAAAATGTATCTTTTGGGCAGTATGCCGATGGACTAGAAGAATATATTGAGTTTACAAAAAGCGGTGATATACTATCATTGAGAATGCTTTTCGCGATATTTTATCTTCCAAAGGGAGAAAAATATTGTATCTCTAATGCCAAAAGAAGAGCTAACGAGACATTTAAAACTTTGGACATAAGACATCTATATGGTTTTTATCTCTATTTTACCTCAATGCAGGAATATATCCTCAGTGGGCAGCTGGTAGTAATGGGTAATGAGATAGATCTTAATATTATTTATCAGGAAACAGAACATGATATGGAAAGTAATATTCCAGGTTTAGGCTGGGTTTCCACACTTTTTGACATTGCTGAAAGTGGTGTTTTTGGAAATTATGAACAAGTAAGAGCTACTAACATGTGGTCGGTATTATTAAGGCTTTATGAGCTGAAAAAACGCCGATTAGATGAAATAGAACATGAAAAGAAAATGGGGAATTAGAAAATAAATTTTATAGAATAAAAAAAAATGAGTCCTAAACAATTATATGAACTGATTCAGGAACTGAAATCTGAAGTAGTAGGTATTAATTCTGCTTGGGTAGTAGTAGATGATTCTCAGCTAGGAAATACATTGGAGCAAAAGACGAAAGAAGACGGAGCATATCTGGTAGCAGTACTGCCTTCTTATGGTTCTGTAGCTCACAGTGGAAGCATTAGGGAAACTACCATATCTCAGCTCCTTATCGTGGAAAAAACAGATTATTCTGATTTATCTCAGAATGAGTTTATTGATGTTTTTGAGCGTACCTATCAGCTTACCAAAAGAGTAAAAGAAATCTTGGTAGAAAAGGTAGAAAGTGGGTGTTATCCTCAGATGTTTCATTTAGATTTGTCTAATCTCAATATGTCTCCTATTTGGAAGAAATCCCAGTGTAATGGGTGGGTATTAGATTGGGATAGCTAATCATATTTATGCGGTAAGCTATAAGCTCAAAACCTACTGCTTTATAATCTAAAATTAATTTTATGGGGTTATTAGATCAGAGAAATACAAATATAGGAGTGATAGAGGGGCGTTTCATAGAATCTACGCTGAAGGAGTATGGAGAACGAGTGATGAAAGGGAGTAAGAAGATCATGGTAGAGCGGGGATTCTCTAGTCCTATATGGAATAGGGCCAAGGTAGCGGTAAATCAAAATGTACTGGACTATGATGTGGCACTTGCTCAGCGTTTTGTAGATATGAAGACAAGAACTTCTAAAGGTTATACATCTGGAACCAAGAAAAGGCCTCCTGGAAAAAAGCCTAAAAAGCATCATCCCGTACACAATAAAATAGTGATGGGGCATAAAAAACATCTTGTAAGAACGCTCTCTTTTGGCTTTACAGAGGAAGTTAAGCAGCAAATGAAAGAATTAGAAGATTAGTCACTGACAATAAGCTATAAATTTTAATGTCTAAAATATATATTTTTACCTAAAAAATGGTACATTTGCAATAAAAACAAAATGTATTATAACAAAGAATTAGCAGAGATATTTGCTAAAATTCCGTTTATCAATATTACAGAATTTTCTAAGCTTTATGGCTTTGATGCCAGTAATCTTAACGGCTATATACGAGGAACAAAAAAATGCGGAGAAAAAGCTTATCATCGTGTTCTCAATGCTCTCCGAGAAGCTAAAAAAGCATTTCCAGAATAACCTAAAAAATAAATCCCTGCAAAAATTTGCAGGATGTTTATTGTAATACAAATTATTTGTACTTTTGTGGGGAAATTATTAAAATATGAGAAAAGCATTATTTTTAACAATATTTTTAGGAAGTAAATTTGCTTTTGGACAAGAAAGCAATATTAATATGTCTGTAGGAGCAGGATATGCCCAAGAAGGAGGAATAAATGCAGGTGTTACGATGAAAGATCAAAAAAGAGGATATGGTATGTATTTTCATTGTAGAGGAATTACTGGTATTGGGGATTATAGCTCTGGAATTGATTTTAGTGATATTTCAAATACATCTACAAATATTACTCAAGGAGATACAGGGTATTTAGGTATTGTTTTTGGCGGGTTATATTTGGTTAAAAACACGGGGCTTTCTTTAGGCGGTGGTGTAGGTTACGGTGCAAAGGTGACAGAATATCATTATGTTAAAACCCATCATTTTCAATATATAGGGAATAAATATAGTTTTTCTACTATTGTTGATAGAACCGAAAAAATGACTTTTGAAGGAATGATTGATTATAAAATCAATCATAAAAGTAAAAGTAGTATTGGTCTTCAATTAGGGTATAGCTCTTTTCATAAAGCTTTTGGTTTATTGTATTATGAATTTTAAAATAAATTTTATGGAAAAAATTTTATGTGTTCTAAGTTTATTCGTTTTGATAGGCTGTAGTGGTAGTTCTGAAGTAGGTGCTGAATTAGTCAGAGTAAAAAAAGAACTGGAAGAATGTAGAGCAAATGTAGCCAAATTAGAAAACACTCCTCAGAGTAAATTTACGATCATAGAGGAGTTATTGGCAAAAGGGGAAAAAGAGAAAGCAGCAAAAGAGATGAAAGAACTTATTACTAAATTTCCAAACTCTCAAGAGGCTTTGAGATCTAATGAATTGCTTATTTCAGTAGAGAAGGAAATCATTGCTCAGAAAGAATTGGAAGAAAAAAAGAAAACATTAGGCTTTAAAATGCTTTCTGAAAGTAATATGGTTTCTTATGGAGAAATTAAAATGTCTTTTTCTTCCGTTACTACTGGAGGTAGATGGGTCAGTAATGCTTATGGAGACACATATCATTACAGAGATAGTGAAAGAGGGAATAAAATGATACTCGCTAAGCTCTCTATTACATCAAAAGAAAAAAATCCTAATCTTCCTCCTATTTTAGTGTACAAAATGATAGATGGAAAGCTAGTATATACTGATAAGTTAAAATATTCATTCAGTCGTTGGTCAGATTATGGTGCTTACTTAGGGAATTATCAAGATTATAGAAATGATTTTGCTCATACTTCTACCATTCCGTTTTCGTGTGGTGTAGAGATATCAGAAGAAGATTTAAACACTTCATCTATCTTTATAGTGGTAAAGAAAAAAGGTTGTTTTTTTAGAGAGGAAGACAGATTTGGAAATCCTCCCGTAAGATATGTAGAAGGAACTTGTGGGGCGAAAGATATACTAACAGTAGATGATTTTGATAAAGAGTATCATTTAATTAAAATTTTTAATAAAGCAAAACTTTAAAATAAATCCCTGCAAATTTTGTAGAAAAATTTAAAATAAATAAAAATATGAAACGAATTTTATTAGTTGCTATTTCAGCAATGTTTTTAGTGAGTTGCGATTTTAAAGATAAACACGGTAACGCACCTTTGATTGAGGATGAGCAAGGGCGTTTGGTGGATAATCCTAACTACAAGACAGATGAAGAATGGGAAAGAGAAGAAATAAAACAAAAGATCAAAGAAGAGCTGGAGAAAACAAGAAAAGATGATGGTATGTCTTTTGTTGCAGAAAACTCAGAACCTACAGCAGAAGATAGGGAGAATTTCGCAAAAGTTTTTAAACCGAGATCTGGAAAAAACGAAATATCACTTTCGGGGAAAGATAAAACTACGATTACTCTTACATCTGGTTTTAATTCAGAGTTCACGATGGAGCAGTTTAATAATTTGAATTACTTTGAGAAACTGCGTGAATTAGGATTTAAAAAAGTGGTTTTCAGTAATGGAAAAAAAACAGTAGCAACAAAAGATTTATAATGAAATCTAAAAAAATCTGCAAAAAGTTGCAGATTTTTTTTGTATTTACTCTTTGTCTTTATAAAAATAATCGTACATTTGCACCGCGAACTTTATTAACGGTGGTGTAAATCACAAAGATCTTTACCAAAAAACATAAACGCTTAGGCGTGGTAATCCCAATTCTTATGGCACTGCCGTGAGTGAAGTTCGCAACTTAGGGAAAGCCACGCTTTCTTTATTATCAAAATATATTTTTTACAAATGCGAACTTCAGTAAAAAATTACGCACAAGAGAAGAATAGTATCTTGCAAGTAACGGCTACTCCACGACACGGAGCCATTTCTAAAAGAAGAAGAAAGCTATTCAGCTTAAAAAAGTCATTAGTTTCTCCAGCTCAATTTATTAAGCTATACGGTGGTTCTTTCCAAAAAAACTTGCAGGTTAAAAAAAATGTAGTATATTTGCAGTGTCAAACATTTTTAACCAGAGTATTTTCTGAAAATTTTAGCGAAAAAATATACTTCCCCGTGAAGTGTGGGTTATTAATCCTTAACTGGTTAATTGTGTTTGACGACCCCACACCATCGGGGATTTTAGTTTTAAACTCAAACTTTAAATTAATATAAAATGTCAAACACAATTAAAACCGCACTATCTGTGAAGTACAGTAGCAGGGTGCAAAGAAGAAAGCTATTCAGCTTAAAAAAGTCATTAGTTTCTCCAGCTCAATTTATTAAGCTATACGGTGGTTCTTTCCAGATGAAGAGAGAAAACGGCGTGTATTTCTGCCGTTTCAAAAATAAAGAGCAAAATGCGTACGCTTGTGGTGCTACCTTTACTAGAGCGTACCGCAGATGTCTTGCTATTTTTCATGAGAGATATGGTTCTACTTTTAAAACCTTGGTGTAATGGAAAAGAATCTAATAAAAATAGGAAGTGGTTTTTCTTTCGAAGAAAAGCTAGGAGTTTGGTTTGCCGAAGTGACTCAATATTTTGAGCAAGAAGGTATGCAGGAAGCTATTTTTGATTTGCCAGAGCTTTTGAAAGGACAGGGAATAGATGATGGTTATTTAAAACAAATAGAAGATGTTTTCAGGCAATTTCTAAAACTTTCTTTTATTCTCAAGAACAATGAAGAAAAAGTGGATAAGCTCATTGATTACTGGATGTAATAAGCCATAAACTATACTTATAATTAATTTTAAAAATGAATCATCCAGAATTTTACAAAAGCATATATGATATGTCTTATGTGCATAAGGGAAAAAAACTTATCATCCCTGCAGGACATCTATTCTATCGTATATTAGATGGTGTATATACTACATTCAATGGTATATACATAGAAGGCTTTTTCAATGAAAGACACTTCAAAGTAGCTGATTAAATTATTTAGGTTCAATCTAAAAAAACTGATGAAATGCAAAAATACTATAGGAATAGTACGGCTTTGTACCTATCTACTGGGGAGGAAATAGAAGTAGGAAGTTTGTTTATCTTAGCAGAAGGTAAAATGAGACTGGTAGATGATGATCTTTTCTATGAATGTGATGCAGATTTCACTATCTTCTATGAAGTGGAAGATTAGGCAATGAAATTAAAATAGACTAACACGGCAACTCATGTGGGTTGCCGTTTTTTGCATCATAAAATCATCAAAATGAAAGAACAAGCAATTAAAATTCTACAAGAAGTTTCCTCTCCAGTACAATTGTTTAATGAATTGGTGGGCATACTGATTAGTTCTAGTGGAAATCCTAATCTTATCAGAAGTTATAATGTTCGTGGCTATACGCCACAAGGGCTTGAGTCTCTTAGGTACGATGTTATGAAGCATTTAGACATTACTACAGAGGATTTAAGTTCAAGACTTAAGGTTCAGGATTCTGATTTAGAGGTACTCAATGAGGAATTAAAATCTGAAAATAAAGAATTGAGAGATGAGAATGAGGAATTGAAAATGCTGAATGAAGATTTACAAGATGAAAAAGATGAGTTACAAGATGAAATAGATCTCCTTTTAGAAGATAAATCCTCACTTTCCAATCCTCTAAACAGAGTTCTTAGAGAAATGAATGATAAGGAGAAAGAAGGTTTTAAGCTATTTTCTCAGTATCCTTTTCTTAGGGAAAAATCTTGTCCTAATGAACTAAAAGTTTTGGTTTCTGATTCTATTACTGCTTTTCATTCTTATAGGGAAAAACATGAAGAATTGTTTAAAATGTTTGAGGAAAAAAATGAGGACAAGGAAAAAATTTATGCAATTGCTTCTGAGCTTTTGAATGATTTTGAGCTTAACAGGAGTATTCACAAGGAATTACAGCACTATCGTGATAATGGAGAAATCTTAGGTGAGCATCGTGCACTATTAGAATTTAAACTTCAAAAAGAAGTGGATGCTATGACGGGAGATGTTTTGGCCAAGGCTAAGAACAACCTGAAGTCTAATATTTCTAAAAAGAAAAAGGCTTTAGCTTCTGCCCAAAGTGAGGAGCAAAAAATCAAGATACAGGAAGCACTACAGTATCTGGAGAAAAAACAAGCTCTAGTGAATGAAAAACTTAAAAACCTTGGAGCAAAAGAATAAGTATTTTGAATTAGAGGCTATCAATAAAGAAAATAAAAGGAGTAGCTCTCGGAATTATAGTGATGTATGTAGTGCTTATCTCAATCATCATTTGGAAAAGATAGATAATCTCAATAATCTTGTACGAATTCCTTCAGATGGCGAAATATTTTTCTTGCATACAGAAAAGGCTTTCAATGCTTTTACTTTTATTCCATGGATTGCCAAGCGTTTGTTTATAGAGGAACTCTATGCTTCTACTTACAGCATCAGTAGGCGTGTGATAGAAGCCTTGCAGGAGCTGCAGCAAAAAGGGAGAATAGGTGAAGTAACTCTGCTGATCTCGGATTCTATGATAAAACGGAATCCCGTTGCCATAGATGTACTAGAGGGCGTAGCAAAACATAATGCTAATTTCAAGGTGAAATACTTTTGGAATCATAGCAAAGTGTGCCTGATAAAAGCGGGGGATTTTCACCTTGTTTTAGAAGGCTCTGGGAACTGGAGCGAAAACGCTCAGCTGGAACAGTATGTTCTTGCCAATTCAGAAGCCGTGTTTAACTTCAGAAAAACGATATTCGAATGATAGAAATCTTAAAAATGTTCGCACTGGTATTGCTCCAAAATGCTAGCTTTACAATGGTAAGCCGTGCGAGAAATAGCAATAGCTTAGGGTATAATGCCATTGCCAGTGTTATCAGCAATGGCATTTGGCTATTGGTTATTCGCGAAGTGGTGCAGAATTTTGACCGACCTATTATGATGATAGCCTATCTCATAGGCTCTGTATTAGGTTCTGTATCCATGCAATATATTTCAATGAATTTTTTTGAACGGTGAGCCACCGTAGGCAATTATTTTATCACTTTTATTTTTTTTAAAACAAATATGATAGCCACACTTCGTCTTGCCGATGAACAGCTGGAACAAATAGAGCAATTGGCTGGGGCAGGATATGCTCCTTGGCAAATAGCCATGTATCTAGATGTACCCAAAAAGGAATTTATGAAAGATTGGAACAATAAAGATTCTTTCATTCGTTATCATTATGACAGAGGTATTTTGCTGGTAGATGCACAGGCTGGGATGAAATTGGCAGAAAATGCAATGGCGGGGAATATTACGGCTCATCAGCAGTTAGAAAAAATAAGAAAAGGGCAAAGGCTGGAAGCCTTAAAGAAACATTATCTATATGGCGAAGAAACTGACGGATTATAATTTGGAACATCTTTACGAATGGATAGAGGAAGGACAGCATGGCAATGTCCCAGAAACCTTCGTGCAGTATGTCAATCTTTTGGATAAAATCCGTGGAATGATGCTAAGACACGATATTTATGGCAGTAAGGAGGCTATTATAAAACACCTCATTACTTTTGAACCCGACTTAAAAGGAAACCGATTAAAAGCCAATCAGTTTTATAATGAAACAGTAGAATATTTTTATGCTGATACGGAAATCTCCAAAGGGGCTTGGAGAAATCTCTATGCCGATGATTTGGATAAGGCTTATAACCTGGCATTAGCATTGGCCGAAAATACTGGAGATATAGAAAAGGCAACGAAGATTAAAGAAAGGGCCGCCAAAATGAGAGGACTTGACAAAGAAGACCCAGTGCAGTTCCCAGATGAAGCTCTGCAAAAGCCATTTAAAATATACACCATGGAAATGGATAAACATTTTGAGTTGCCTAATGAAGATAGAAAAGCGATAGAACTTTGGATTGATGAAAATACAAAGGACCTTCCAGCCAAAGCTATAGAAAGAATAAAGCAAGAAGCTCAGATATTACCTGTTAAAATTTTCCAAGATGAAGAAGATCCGCGTAAGGACTGATTTTAAAGATGTGGAAGTTCGTTTTGCTACTTGGCTAAAAATGATTACTGACCTGATGCAGACTAAAAATCAATTCCTCATTTTGGGGCGTGGTACGGGTAAAACGACCGACTATCTGGCTGAAAGATCAATGGATATATGTTATGAAATGCCAGGTTGTTATATTGGTATCGTGGGCGACACTTATACCAATTTGCTTAAAAATATAGTACCTTCGCTCATTGAGGGCTGGAATAGGAAAGGCTGGGTAGAGGGGATTCATTATGTGGTAGATAAGCCACCTCCTGCTCACTTTAGAAAGCCCTATAAAGCTCCGCAAACCTATAAACATACGATTTCCACTTTCTTAGGAAATTTTTTCAATTATATTTCTATGGATACGCCTAGTTCTGGTGCGGGTAACTCCTACCAGCATTTAATAGGTGATGAAACGAAGTATTTGGAAAAAAAGAGAATAGATAGGCTTTTCCCCGCCTTGCGTGGAGATTCTACTATTTTCGGGCATTCACCGTTTTATCTGGGTGTTACTTTTACTACGGATTTCCCTAATGTAATCATGCCTGGGGAGTATGATTGGATTCTTGACCGAGAAAAGGAGATGAATGTACAGCAGATGAAATATCTGCTACAAATTTCTTTAGAACTCAACGAAGCCAAAGCCGATGCCCTGCACTATGCAAGGAAAAGGAATATGGTTTTGCTGATGAAAGCAAAACGAAAAATTGCTAAATTGGCAGAAATGCACACTCGCTTACGCAAAGATTCTACATTCTTCTACATCGCCTCTTCCTTTGTCAATGTAGATATTTTGCGTTTGGACTATTTCAAAACTGCCCTCACAGCGTTGGGAGAAGTGGAATTTAATACTTCCATTCTCTCACTGAAACCACAAGTGGAAGCAGGGAATAAATTTTATGTAGCTCTAGAAGATAAACATATTTATGATGATGGAATTTTATTTGAATATTACAATAAATTCAATACTGGAGATGAAGCTGAACTATCATCATTAGCATTAAAGTATTGTAATCATCATCAAACCTTAGAAATTGGAATTGATTTTGGGGATATGATGAGTATGGTGGTTGCTCAGTCTAATAGTCAATTTATTAGAGTTTTAAAGAATTTTTGGACACTTGCCCCTGCTTCATCATTAGAACTTTGTGAACAGTTTTTGAATTTCTTTAAATATCATAAATATAAAGTGATAGATTTATACTATGACCGTTCTGGTAATCAATATGAGCGGGTGGGTAGAGACTGGGCATTAGAGATTAAGCGATATCTGGAGTATGATAGGGAAGGGAATAAAACAGGATGGAAGGTGAACTTAATGTCCAGAAATCAAGGTAATATAGAGCAGCAAACGGAGTTTCTATTGGCAAAGGGAATGATGTCTAATAGCTATGAAGAACTTCCCGATTTACTGATAGATAGGTATCAATGTAGGCAACTCATCTCCTCAATGAATGTGGCGAAGCAAATTGTAAAACCTGATAAAAAAGGAGTTAGAAAGTTGTATAAAGATAAATCTTCAGAGAAACTCCCCTTAAAAAAGCGTCCGATGTATTCCACTAATATGTCTGATGCTTTTAAGTACTTAATTTGTCGTAGGAAATGGCTCTCTGTAATAAAAGATAGAAAACAAGAATGGGGAGACCCTGGGGGAATGGATTATTAATAAACGAGATGAATATCTCACACTTAAATAGTCAAAAAAATCCTTTGCTCGGCTGAGACGCCCAAGCGGCGAAGCCGAAATTTTTTTGAGCATAAAAAAAGCCGTAAAAAAATTACGGCTTTAAATTTGTCCATTGTCTGCAAAACTATAATAATCATCAAGCGTCAAAATGATATGGTCTAATAATTTAATATTCATAAGTTCGCCAATATCTTTTATCCTTTTGGTAACGGCTATGTCTTCCCTGCTTGGTTCTAATTTGCCCGATGTATGGTTATGGCAAATTATAATCCCAGAAGCCAAACATTTAAAAGCAGGTGCGAAAATTAATCTGACATCTACTACCGTGGAAGTGATTCCCCCTTGTGAAATTTTACGCCATCCAATGATTTCATTAGAATTATTAAGATAGAGAGCATAAAAAGACTCGTAAATTTCCAAATCTTCATAAATATTTCGAAATGCTTTAACTGCATCTTTATCATTTGTTATGCTGTATTTAAATGAGGATTCAGCTGTTTTATCTAGGTGAATTTTAATTTCTTGTAAATAAGTCATTTGGGTATATTTTTAAAATTGATAATCTGCAAAATCCGAATGTTCATTGAAATAATTGAGAAATAAATCTATAATTCTCAAAGGAATTTGCTCCTCTCTTATCCTTTCATTTTTTGCTATTTTCTTAAAATAGTGATAATCTACCCAATTGAAATATTTGGAAAATCCTAATTTTTTAAGCTCCTGAAAGACAATGTCAGAAGTTTTTTGTAATTTTGTTGCCGTTAATTTCATTTTTAGTTTCTTTACTTCTACTGAAAATATTTAACATTTAGCCCTCCCATTTCCCCCAAGATTTGAGAGGGCGTTTTTTTATATTTGGAATGATGTTATTTGATTGTTGCTTTCTTCCAGCATTTCGTCTAATTTTTGTGAGCAAATTTCCAATAGCTCACTGATAATAACTCCATTTGTGATTTCAAAATTTTCGTTATTATCGTTCATTATAATAAGCCTTTCTTTCATTCCGTCTCTTGATACCATAAAAGAATTTAGACTATCTCTTTTTTCTTTTAAGAATTTGTGTTTATCCGCCATTTTTTGGAGAATTTCCAAATTTTTAATTCTTTGTTCAGCATTGACTGGATTTAAAATTTTAGATAATTCCTCTTTTTTACTTTGCAACTCTTGTTTTTTGTCGGTTGCCATTACTTTAGTTTTGTTTGTTTCTGTGGAAGTAGCTACTGCCTTCACTGCCTTTCCGTTTTGTGTTAATGTATTCATTTTTAATTCTTTACTTATGTAAAGATACAAAAAAAATATCAAAAACACCCAATAAAAGGTAAAAAATATATCTGAAAATTTTATTATTTATAACAATTCAAAATAATACTCTTTTTTTATAAAAAAATATCATTTCATTACAGAAAACAATTTGAAAAGAAAATAAAATACTGATTATCAACCAACAAACCGCAAATATTAAATGTTTGCGGTTTGTTGGTTGAATCTCCCTCCGAAGCCGCTCAAAATCCTAATTAGAGTTGCCCGTTGCCTTTCCTCTCAGAGATATGGCAACACCCACCAATACATAAATTCCATTAAAAAAATAGACTAGCACGGTAAATAACTCTTAATAAAGAATTTCGCAAGAAAATAAACCAAAATGGCAAAGAAAATATCTGACGAACTTATTGGGCTTAAAATAGTAATCAACGGTGATGAAGCACAAGCAGAAATCACCAAACTGACAGATAGAAATAGAACTTTAAATGAGTCTTTGAATGAACAAAAAAAACTTCTTGATAATCTCAAAAAAGCAAATGAGGGACAAAAAGATGCACTAGATAGAATTACTCAAAGTCTAGAAAAATATAACCAAAAAATAGAACACAATAACATACTAGCAAAACAGGAAATAGAATCTATTAGAATTAAACAAAGAGCTTTTGCTGAAGGCTCTTCCGAGTATATTAGATATCAAAAACAAATAGAAAAAATTAATGAAAAAACAGAAAAAGAAAATAGAAAAATAGCTCTAAGTATTTCAGAAATAGAAAAAAAACAAGCTCTATTGAGTGCTGAGTATGCACGAAGTGAAAAAAACATAAAAACATATACAAAAAGTGTAGAAAATTTAAGCGAACAAATATCCAACAATAAAAGTAAAATTGATGAGCTTACTCAAGGTATGAACATCAATAGCCTTACGATGGATCAGCTAAGAAAAAGAGCCAGTGACCTTCGTTATGCCCTTAATAATATGAATCCTAATAGTGGGGAGTTTATGAAAACCCAGGAGGATCTAGCCTCTGTGAATGGTCGCATGGCAGATTTAAGGACTGGGTCTCAGGCAGCATCTTCTAGTATAGGAAATTTAGCAGATAAATTCAATCGTTATTCAGGAATGGCAACCGCAGCCATCGCTACATTTGCAGGAGTAGCAGTCAGCATTCAATCCACTATTGATATGAATAATAAACTTGCTGATGCTCAATCTGCAGTTGCTAAAACAACAGGACTTACTAAGGCTGAAATTAAAGATCTGATGATCGCATTTTCAGATTTTGATACAAGAACTTCTAATATTGATTTACTAAAGATTTCCGAGATAGGAGGCAGGCTTGGCGTTCCAAAAGAAGAAATAATAAACTTTACTCGTGAAATAGATAAAGCATATGTTGCCTTAGGAGATTCTTTCTCTGGCGGAGTAGAAGCTGTGGCAGAACAATTGGGAAAAATCAAAGGACTTTATGCAGATACCAAAAATCTTGATATGGCTACAGCTATTAGTCAGATTGGTTCTGCTATGAATGATTTAGGTGCATCGGGGGCAGCATCTGAAGAAAACATTGCTGATTTTGCCAAAAGAGTTGGGGCGATGCCTGAAAAATTAAAACCCACAGTTGCAGAAGCATTGGCACTAGGAGCTGCATTTGAAGAAGGAGGAATAGATGCCGAACGCTCGGCCACAGCGTATGGTAACTTTATGAAATCAGCTTCTTCTAACTCAAAAAAGTTTGCGGAAGTAATGAGGATAAGCCAAGCAGAAGTAGAAAAAATGATTAATACAGATCCTGCTCATTTTTTTTTAACATTTTCTGAAGGATTAAAAGGAATGGATGGTACAGATTTAGCCAAGGTACTAGAGCATTTGAAAATCAACGATACTTATGTTACTTCCATTGTTTCTAATGCCGCTGAAAATACAGACAGATATAGAAAATCCATAGATCAATCTAATCAATCTCTACTGGAAGCCACTTCTCTTCATAAAGAGTTTAATGAAGTAAATAATAATGCAGCGGGGATTTATGATAAGGTAAAGAAAAAGTTCGTAGGAATGCTTTCCAGTGAAACTGTGGCCAATACACTAAACTGGCTTATTTCTTCATTCGGAAAATTTATAGGTACTGTAGAAGATGCTGATGGAACAATCACAGGTTTTAGAAACACACTTCTTTTTCTCATAAAACTAACGGCAATAGGTGTTACTGCTTTTTATTCTTATAATGCTGCAGTGTACCTTAATACTCAATTATTCACAGTAGCAAAAGCTCAAATGCTTGGATATACTGTTGCTCAAAAAGCTCACATTGCTTGGACTAAAGTTTCTACAGGAGCTATTACATTGTGGAATACAGCGATAGGTTTAGGAGCATTGCTCATCAGTAAACTGGCAATGGTAACTGGTGCCCAAACTTTAGCTACCAATATGCAGACCTTGGCTCAAAAAAGATTAAATACCGCTATGGCATTAAATCCCTTTGGAGCGGTAATCGCCTTGGTTGTTGTTCTTACTTCTGCTTACCTTTTATTTGCTGATAGTGTAGATACGGCAACTTCTAAACAAAAAGTGATGAATGACCTACAAAAAGAATCTGCTACCTCTGTAAGTAAAGAAAAATCAGAATTAGATACATTACTTACTATAGCAAGAAATAAAGCTTTAACAGACGATCAGAGATTAAAAGCTATTAAAAGGCTTAATGAAATCTCACCAGAATACCTAGGTAAACTTACTCTGGAAAACATACACACGAAAGAAGCTACAAAATCTATTAATCAGTATATTAATGCTCTTGACCGAAAAGCAATGGCTCAAGCAATGCAAACTAAAAAAGAGGAATTAATAAAAAAACAGATAGAACTTCGCTCTAAAAATGCTGCTGATTATGACCCGTCTTTTATAGGAAAAGGTGGTCGTATGATTGAAGATGTAGTTAATAATAAAGTATTGCGTATGAAAATGCATACTGATGTTAATTTCAATGAATATGTGAAACTATCGGCGGAAGAACAAACACAATATTATAGAAACTCATTACCGCAGGTTCGTGAAGCCATTAGACAATGGGTTAAAGATTTTAAAGGAACTCAAAACGAATTAAAAGTCTTGAACGAACAACAAATAAATTTTTATAAAAAAAATCCACATCTGCTACCTGGTGAAAATGATTCGTCTATTGATTTAGGAGATTACAAAACTGATTTCCCCACTTCAAATAGTTCTGGCGATAAAGGAGAAACCGAAGCGGAAAGAATTTTCAAACAGCAAAAAAGTAAGTATTTAGAAGAGTATAAAAGATTCAATGAGATAAAAACTCAAATGCAATTTGAAGATACAGAACTTACAATTGCTCTAATGCAGGAGGGTTTTGATAAGGAGCTAGAAATTTTGGAACTAGAAAAAGATAAACAAATAGAAGCTCTGAATAAAAGGAAACATTCTAAGGTAGAAATCAATGAATTAGATGAAGTCATCAAAAAAGCAAAAGATGGAGAGAAGAAAAAGCTAGAGGAGTTAAAAACCGAATGGCTACATCAAAATACAGAATTAGAAAAATTTAAAGAACAAAAAATAAAAATATTTGCTCTCAAAGAAAAAACACTCAGAGAAAAATACGCACTGCAGGAGGTGAAAGATGAAGAAAAAAAATACAATAAAGAACTAGAGCGTAAGAAAATAGAAGAGAACGAGAAAATTGCTTCGTTAGAAAGTGTGGCACAGCAAAAGGCATTCCTTCAGGATAAAATTTCTAAAAAAGAATTGGATAAAATCACAAAATGGGAAGAAGGTAAAAAGAAAATAAAAGAATACTATGCAGAAGAAAGTCTGAAGCTGCAACAAGAACATTTGAGCAGTTTGATTGAAAAGATGAATGAAATTCCGGAGATAAAGCTCACGGAAGAACAATTAGAGTATTTGGAGAAGCTCCGTGAAAAACTTGCTCAGATAGGCGTAGAACTTACTTCGATTAAAAATGGGAAAAAAGAAGGTGAGAAAGAAAATGTAGATTTCTCTGCACTAGACTCACTCAGTGGAAAAACAGACATTCTTGGTATGTCTCCAGAGCAGTGGGAACTTCTATTTACAAATGCAGATAAAACGGAAGATAAAATCAGAAAAATAGGAGCAGCCATCCATATCATGAAAAACATGATGGTAGCGTACCATCAGTTTGCTAAGGCAAATCAGGAAGCTGAACTTAAAAGATACGAAGCTGCCCATGAAAGAAAAAAAATAGCATTGCAAAGACAGCTAGATGCAGGAATCATCTCTCAGCAACAGTTTAAGCATGAAACTGAAGCAATGAATAATGAAATGGAGATGAAGAAATGGAAACTAGAGTATGACAACGCTCGTAGGGAAAAGGATATGAAAAAGGCAGAAATCATCAGTAGTACCGCTTTAGCCGTAATGAAAGTTTGGGAAAAACACGCTGCTAATCCTATTCTTGCTTCTATTCTCTCAGCTGCTGCAATTGCCATGGGAGGGGTACAGTTTGCCACAGTACAAAAGCAACCTTTACCAGAGCCTCCTAAAATTTCTGGTGCAGAAGATGGCTATTATCCTGTATTGAGAAAACAAGACGGTAAACTATTTAATGCAAAGAAGAAAGAAAGTACTTCAGGCATATACAATGAGCCTACCATATTGGTAGGTGAACAAGGGAGAAACTTCCCTGAATTAGTAGTTTCCGGAAAAGCTATGAAGCGTATAGACCCTAAACTGAAGAAAGAATTCATGCAAGAAGTTTATCGTGCTGAAGGTTTTGAAAATGGGCTCTATCCTACTCCTCAAAATAATATAGAAAAGGATGAAATGATGATAAAATTAATATCACTCCTGGAAAGGAATAATGCCTTTCTAGAAAATTTAGAAAGAACAGGAGTAAGAGGGGTTTTTGAAAAAACAGCGAGAACAGGAAAAGTCCTCGAAGAAATGCAAAAAGAATACAGAAGACTAGTAGAAAAAAACAAACACTAAAAGCAATGACAGATAAAAGCACTTACTTTATTTCTTACAATGTATCAACTGATGAGTTAGAAGGAGATTTAAGCATACAATGTAATCCTGCAGGAACAGGAGCAAATAAAAATTTAAAGTTTCATCCATCTACTACAGATTTATCTTTTTTAAAAACAGGTAATGAAACTTTTTCCATTCAAAAAGGAAGCAGTTTTGATACTTTAAAAAATCGTTTATTAAATGGTGAACAAGTAAATTATCCTGCAAAAGAATTTTTAAGCACTGCTTTTAGTTATCGTCCTATTTATGATTTCAATGTAAATATTAAGGCTATAGCTAGTACTGGTTCTGAACCATTAAGTATTTTCCCTAATGCGTTAAAATTTCATTTAGATCGCTCAAAGGGGGAATCAAAATCCAAAAGTGTTACTCTTTCAGTAGATAGTTCTACGGTAAATATTTCTGCACCGTATTGGCTTACAGTAGAGGCTATTGGTGGAAATCAAATTGAAGTAATTACGGCTAATTCTGCTACGCTTTTACCAGGTATATACACTGGAGAAGTAATTATTTCTGATAATGTAAATCAAGTTATTGTTAATGTGATTATCAATGTTATAGATGCAGAAATTGTTAACGAATTGGAAGAATATAATTTTTGTCTAGACGCAAAGAAAATCTATTTCAAACAATATCATCCCAATCTAAAATATAAACGGGTAAAAATAAGTGGTACACAGTATATTTCCAATGAAGAACATCATATACAGCAAATCTATGACCTAATATATTTTAATGGAGAGACCAATATAGATATAGGAGAAAAAGTACAACAATTTATAGAGCCCTTTAAAGAGATTTTACTTGATATGGCTTTGAAGAAACATATTATGAAGCCTATATCCATTCAAATAGATATAGCAGATTTAAATGATAAGTTCGAGGAACTTCATCAGAAAAGTTTGGGAACTTTTTATTTCTATCCAGGGGAAAAACCTAAAGCTTATCCCTTACTTACTAATCATCGTATTCGTAAGCGTGTGAATTTATCTAAAATGCTTATATCCTACATTGAAGGGGTTGCTATCCCTAATACTTGGGGAATACTCAAGTCAATCAATAATGGTGCAACACATGATATAAGTTGCCTTATTCTTACCGAATTTAATCTAAATTTTCCCAGAGTTTTTAACTTTGGAACAATGAAGGTGATTTCTTTTCCAACTTCTCAAAATGCTTTTCATATTCAGTGGCTGAATCAAAACTTAGTGCCAGAATGGGCCACTTTTACTGGTGAGTTTAAAATTAAAACTGCCTATCATCATACTATAAGCAAAAGTGTTTTTACCAATAAAAAGAAGAAGTACGATTCGGAAAAAGAAAAATCCTTATCCATCAATACAGGTTTTATTCTGAAAGCAGAAATTCCTATGATAGAAGAAATGATGTCTAGCTCTATTGTTTATATAGAAATGGATAATAGGTTATTAAAATGTATCCCTAATGGGGAAAAATTAGATAGCGAAGATAGTACAAATCAGCTTGTTACTTTTGAACTTGAATTTTTAATCATCAGCGAGATATGGAAGTAAAATTTTTCACAGAAAAAGGAGTGATGGATTTATCCTCACAAAAAATCTCTTTTCAAGAAGGTAACTCAAAACTAAATGATAAACAATTAACGAAATTTACTTTTCCGTTTGAAATCTATGTAGATGAAGAATTTACCCATACCTTTGGTGATTATGTAAGCCATGAAGTTTGGGATATTCCCAAAGTTATCGAAGGAAAATTACTCTTTGAAAATAGAATTCATGATGCAAAACTTGAAATAATGAGTATAGAAGGCAAATTTCTTACGGGCCAAATAGATTTTGGCTTTGAGGAAATTCCTAATCACGATAAAAAGCTATCAGAATTACCATTGGAAGTTATAGAAGTGGCTAATATATATGAATATGCTGCAGTAGTTTGTTCTAAAAAATATCCAGAAACTAACTTTAATTTTCCGAGGATCCACACAAAAAAATATAAACCAAGTGAAGTAATGTGGGATGCTTTCGAGGGGTACTATAACCATGCTAAAAATGTAAACGGTCAATTAAAATTTGCAGAGAATGTATATCCTACAGAACAAAACGGTTGGACTATTGATAATGTAAACATTGTTCATCCCTGTCCTCATATTTTGTATTTACTGAAAACGGGTTTTGAAGACGCTGGATATGAGCTACAAGGAGATATTTTACAGGATAAAAATTTACAAGATAAATGGGTTTTCTCTGGAGGGCAATATTTCAAAAATCAATGGATATTAAATAAAGAAGTACTGAGAGTGAATAAAAACCAGTATAAAAGAAGAAATATAATAAAAAATCCTCCGAAAACCTATGGAGAATATGAATACGAAGCAGTATTTACTATTGAGAAAGCGGATCAGTATAGGTTAGATTTTCATTTTACCGCTTCTCAGCCTACATGGGTAGCCCCTCGTATTGTCTATTTAAAAATAGAAGTTAATGGGGTGGTAACGGTGATTCCTACTAATAACGAATATGATTTTTTTAAATCTCACTTTCTTACTATTCAAAATGCAAATACTGAAGTAAAAGTTTCCTTTAGGTACGATATGGAATTAAGAAGTGGAACAGTAGGCGGTTTTCATGGAAGCGGCTCAGGAACAGATCCCGTAATTCCTGAAATTCTTGTTGCTCATCTTCGTTCCCAGTCTGCTCAACAGACTGATAGCAATGAAAATGCAGAAGAATATAAAGTAGTAGTAAATGAAAATAAGATTGACTTAACTAGGGCTGTTCCTAATCTTACTTTTAATGAATTCGTTAATATCATTCAAAATTGGTTTAACTACGATGTACAGATAGTAGGGCGTACTGTTTATATGAATAAAATAGGCTTTGAAGCTCCTCCAGAACCTAAAGATTTTAGAGCCTATGAGGTAAAATCTCCTAAGAGAACTTTAAAAAATGAAAAATCTTTCTTTTTAAAATTCATGGATTTAGATGATGGATATAAGCTAGATGCCGTCTATTATGATAAGAATGGAATCAAACTAAATGGTGTTCCAGGAAAAAAGACATCTACTATAGAAATCAATGGTTATGTAATGCCTATAGCTAAGGCAAAAGAAAACCATACGCCTACCGCTCAAGTTAAAAAAGATTCGGATACAATTCTTTCTTTAGTTCATTATGAAGGCTTAATAAATGGTATGAATGATGCTCTAAATCCTCCAGGTTGTACTTTTCCTTTATTATTTGAAACGAATTGGGAAAAATGGCTAAGTACCAGAATAAATAGTGATGAATATCAATGGAGTTTTACAGCTGACATAGCAAGATTTAGCCATTTTAAGGTAACAGATTATTTGTATTGTTATTCTAAAAAACATATTATTAAAACAATCAATAAAGACAAAATAAGTAGTAACACTTATGAAGTGGAAATCACTACTGAAACAGTTTTATAAAAAACAAACCTCTCAAAGGCAATTATTGCCTTTGAGGGGGTTTAGTCGTCTAGTAAATAAATACTTGTAACTGACTCCGATTTTATCATATGAACATAGACCATTGTAGTTTTCAAGTCAGAATGCCCCATAATAACTTGGAGATCCTCAACTTTACCTCCTTTTCTCAAAAAATTAGTTGCAAAAGAATGTCTCGCAACATGAAAATGTATTTTTTTTCTTATTCCACAGACAGCTGCAATGTCTTTCAGAACTTCATTCATCTTTTGCTCGGTTCTCCAGGATATAAATAATTGTGGATGATTTTCAACGATACTCTTCGCAGATTTATTAAGAGGAATTGTATGGATTTTATTTGTTTTTTTAATAGTAAAATAAACAAAATCCCCCATTACATCTTCTCTAGACAAAGATTTTATATCAGAAATTCTAAGTGATGTGTAACAAGAAAAAAGAAAATATCCTAAAGCTAATTTATGACTAGGTTTAATAAATTCACTTTGATAGTAAGATTTTAACCTATTAACTTCCTGTATGTTAAGATTCACTCTATTTCCCTTAGTACTTCCTGCTTTTACCATATCAGGATCTATGTTTACAAAAATACCATATTTTTTAGCTACTCGTATATATTTTAGCATCGTCTTAATACTAAATGCAATCGTAGTAGGAGCATTTTTTTTTACATTTGATAACCAAGCCTTATACTTATCTACAAATTGTAAAGTTATATCTGAAAAAGGTATAAATGATTTGAATTCCCTTAATTTATTTATTTCCGAAATATTCTTTTTGTAAGATCCTGCTTTCATTACACAGTTGTCAAGATAATTTTGCATAAAAGCAAGGAAATCATAATTGGGTGTTTTTGATTTTAACTCTTCAAGTAACTTATCAATAGATAAGTGTAAATTTGATAATCTATAATGTATTCTAATATCAGAAATCCTCGCAGACATCTGGTCTAATAATAGATTAATTGTTTCTGCATTTTCTGTTTTGTTCTTTACTCTTTGCTTTGTATCATCCCAATTTATAGGATTGACATAAATATCTACTGGAACTCTCTTCCTCTTCCCTTGAGAGGTAATGGACATATAGACTTGGGATTTACCCTCTTTATTGATATACTCTCGTACATAAAACTTAATATTCATAGCTGTAAAAAATGATTTAGATACAGCTTGATGATGAATTATAGGCAGATTTTGTATCAT